ATGCAAGGTAAAAATTGGCTTGCTGGGTTGCATCAGCTGAGTCGTGCAAGGTTGTCGAAATAATCTGACTTAACGTGCCGTATTCTCTGACTGAGTCTGCGTCGCTGGCGTTGACTGAACTGCCACTGCCTGTGCCGTATTGAATTGTGACGTTGTTGCGTACGTCGCCTGCTCTGGTTTCAACGCGCAAACCAGCTGCGCGTGCTTGGTTGGCTGTTAATTGCACATAGCCATTGTTTGACAGGTACAAACTGCGGTGTGTACTGCTGGCATAGCTGATGCGTCCAAATGCGTCCTCGTAAATGTACCCAAGCCCTGACGTTGCCAATGCAGATACCAATGAATAAACGTCTGTGCGACTATTGCCACGCGCAGCTAAGTCGTAATCACCAGGGCGGTCGATCTCACCTAGCCCAACGTTTTCTGCTGTTGCCCATGTTGTTGTTGGGTCGTAATCTGCCCATGTTTCAGCTGCTGGTACTTCTGCCCAAGTGTTGAGCAATAGGTCTGACAAGATTTCCCAGATTTGATCGCCGTCAAAGTCACGCGATAAAACACCATTTGTCAAAGCTTTTGGCAAACGAGACAACGCGCCAAGTGCTGTGATGCTGTATGTCTGGGTGAACATTGTGCTGCCTACGTCGCGCACCTCAACGGCAATATCAACGACTGTGCCACCAAAGATTGCGACGTATGTGCTTGATGTGTCCTGCACTTGCACTGAAATGCTGCTGTTAATGCTGACAGGTATAGTGGCTTGATTAACGTCTAGCAGCTGTAAATTGACATAACCAGCTTGTGCTTGCTCGTAAATGTTTGTGCGACCTGACCTGATTGTTAGGTTAGCCAAAACCGCGTTTGTGTAAGAAACGCCGTCAATCTCTACCAGCCAAACTGGCGTCCACTGGGTCATGCTATTTGCAGGTTAGTTGCGCCGCCTGTGCCGCGATAGAAGCTGTTGTTTAATGTGTCCACGATTGTCCGTGCTGTGCCCTCTTTGTCGATCGCGCCGTTGACGTTTAGATTGATTGTCGTTCCAGCTGCGGCAGTCCCAGCAGATCGTGTTCCAGCAGAATTTGATGCAACCACCTTTGAGGCAGCTACGCTGGTAGAGGCAGCAACCTTTGCAGCACTTGCCACGCCGACACTTGACGCAGCTGTTAAACCGCTTGATGTGCTAAAACTTTGTCCACCTGGCATTGTTCCACTAAAACCTGCCGACCCTGATGAGCTTGCTGAGGTAGCGCCTATTTTTGGAACTAAGGCAACATCTTTACCAAATTGTATTGCGTTGTAACCTTTGATGATTAGGTTAATACCGTCAATGGCAGTGTTTAACAATGGTTTGATCGCACCCAATACCTTGCCAATAATTGTCAGGACAACGGTAGCAACTTCGCCGATAACGCTAACGGCTGCCCCCAGTACCTTGCCAATGATCGGTGCAACAAACTTTACAACCTCAAAAAATGCTTGCAGGTTTTCTTTGTTGTCCACAATAACATCTTTGACCTTACCAAATTGCGTACGCATTGCCTCAAAAATAGGTGTTGCAACATTTTTAATAACTGTTGCGACGTCGCTGATTACCTTGCCAAACCCGTCGCCTTTTGTCAGGCTGAACGCGCCGCTAAATGCGTTGATTGCTGGCAATGCAGCTTGGTTAATGAAATCAAGTAATTTGCCAAGAATAGGCAACAAAGCTGTGCCAATGGTTTCTTTTGCCTCATCAAATGCCACCTGCACACGTGCGATTTGTCCAGCGTAAGTGTTTGCATTTGCAGCTGCCGCGCCACCAAATAGATCGCTCAGCCTGCTTTGTACCTGCTCAAAACTCATTGTCTTTAACTCAGCAGCAGATAAGCCAATGCCCAATCTGCCAAGTGATGTTGTGTTTCCGTCGTACGCACGACCTAACGCATTTGCCACCGCTTCAAGCGGTTTTCCCGTCGCCGTACTAATGTCTAAGGCTTGCGCCAGTAATTGCTGTGCCTTCTCAGTATCTGAGGTCGATCTGACCAACCGTCCCAAAGCTGGGCGCAGGTCATCATCTGCTACACCTGTTGCCAAAGACATTTGCAAAATTGATTGCTCGGTTGCCTTGATTTGTGCCTGCGTTGCACCTGTCGCATTTTCCAACGCCAGTGCTAATTGTGTTTGCGCCTTTTCGTCAGCAATGGCAGCTTTTACGCCTTCAATACCAATTGCAATTGCGGCAGCACCAGCAGCGGCGGCAGCTGCCGCAAATGCCTTGCCGATCTTTGCCCCAGCTTTGCCGATTTTGTCACCAAATGAGTCAACATCACCGCCTGCGGTTTTAAGTGATTTGTTGAGGTCGCTAACATCTCCAAGTATGGAAAGTTTTAAGGTACGACTTTTCTCTGCCATTATGTGTACTTCTTAATAATCTTAGACAAGCCTTGTTCCCACTTTTTTACAATGTCAGGTTGCACTGATCGCAGGGTTGGATAAATAAACCAACCGCGTGTGCCTTTACCTTCACGACCTGACCAGACTGGGAACTGCTTGTATTTATTTGAGCCAAACTCGAAACCGCCCCAAAGCTGCTGGGTTGTACCTCCACCGCTTAATCTTTGACGGGCAAAGCCGTAACTGATCTCACCAATTTTTGATGACTTTTTAACGGTTGCGCCGTCAGCAATTATCTTTGAGGCGCGGTTGTTGCGTTGACCTGCCGTGGCACTTACCCGTTGCTTGACAAATTCTGCAAGCTCGGACGAGACCTCTTTTGCTTGGTCGGTTGCCTCAGCGTCCATTGCCTTAAAAGATTTGAGAATTGCGCGCAGCTCAGCCTTGTCATAAGCAATTGCGTCTTTAGCCATTTGCGCGCCTTTCCAAAATCTCAATCACGGTAAGTATGTCCTCGGCTGTCTCAAAAACATCTGGGTGTAGCCCTGTCGCCAAGGCTACCTCCCAAACTATTCTGCTAAGGCTTCCGACGGCGTAGCTTTTGGGTTTGCCTCGCCTACGATTACCTCAGCAATACCTTCTGTCCAAATGTCGATCGGCTTAACAGGCTTTCCAGCTGCTTCACGCTTCATAGCGTGATAGGCAAGAAATACTAAATCGGAGATACCGATTTTCTCCTGTGCCTGCGCAATTGTGTGACCTGTGTGCTTTTCCCATTTGACCCACTCAGGCGGTGCAGCTGTGTAAGTGATCTGATCGCCGTTTATGTATTCAATTGTGATTGGTAGTTTCATTTTTCTCCCGATTGTTAGTGATTAAAAGGTTTCGCTTGGTGTTCCCACCACAACAAATGATAGGTCAACGGTTTGTGCATCTGGTGCTGCACCGCCGACGCTTGGAAATACTGGCATGACGTTAAATGCAAAAACCGCACCAGTAGCAGCTGTCAATGACACTGCTAATGTTGTGTTTGGTGCTGTCTCGCATGCTGTCCACAAAGCCTCGCATAGTGATGAGGCTGCGCCCCAGTCAGCAAGCATTGAAATGTCGAAAGTCCACTGATCGTCAATGTGCTTGTAAGCCTTGCCGTCTAGTGTTTGATATGTCTCGACGGTTGGGCTGTTCGCAAGTACTGCGCTGGTCGCCTGTGCGTCATAGTTAACGGTTGCAATGGTCACGACTAAATCGCGACCAGTTATGATTGTCGTTGGCATTTTGTCCCCTAGGTTGTTTGAGTGTAATAAGTCGAAACGTTTATGTCAGCGACAAGCATTGGAGACTGTCCTACTTCCAACACCGTTGGCTTTTCAATTACGCCTACGACGTATCCTGCGGGCATTGCCGCAAGAATTCCGATTATGAGCTTTTCTAGATTGTCCAGTGAACCTGCATTGCTATTGCTGGCGACAATGGCGGTGATTGCAAAATTGAGTTTGACCTGTGTTTTTGCCTTGCCAATTAACACGACCTCCATGTATGGGCTGTCAGGTACGACAACAATGGCTGGCGGTATTGGTGACTCAGGCACGCTTGGATACACGTTTGCAGATAGCGCGCTAAAGGCGTTTGCTAAAGCTGATCGTGTTTCGGCAATTGAGTTTGCTGGCATTTATTGAACCACTGTCTCAGCGTCCAAATAAGGCATAAGTAAAGTGCTGACGCGGTTGGTCAAGCTGCGACCCATACGGTATGGAGAGCTTGCAAAGTCCACGCCCTCGATCTGTCCACCAGCTGCAACGCGTGATTGAAATACCTCGACGCTAACAGCCAAAATGGCTGACTCAATTGCTGGTGTGCTGGCATAGATTTGAGCAGCTGAATAACCAGACAAAGTCGCCTTGCCGTTTGGCACGATTGGGCGCAATGTGACGTCTGCGTTTGTAAGTGCTGCGGTGAAATAATAAGGCGCGCTGTCAACGACTGTGAAAGTTGCGCTAAATGGTGCAGGTAAGCCTGTCACGATTACTGACTGACCAGCTACAAAATAATGCTCACGGATCGTAAAAAATGTTGCCACGTTGTTTTCTAGCTTGTAAGCATCAATGCCTGAAACGTTTGCAACCAGCATTGGCAAAATGACGTCCTCGCTGGTGTTGATAATTTCGTCTAAATAACTGTCACTGTAAAGTGAAACGGACACGCCAAGCACCGTGCGCAATTGACTTGCTGTAACAATGGCTGGCATGTCCGTTTCCTTTCGACTGCTGCGGCGAGATCGGGAGAACCCGCCGCATGATTAGTTAATGGCTAGTTATCAGGTCTTGTTGATACCAAACGCGCCTGCACCGATCTTGGTTGCAATTGCGCCGTATCCATAAACTGAAACTGCAATTTGACCTGACGCGATTACGTCTGCACGCAAGCGGTATGTTGGTGACTCGTACCATGTGTAAGAGCTTGGATTGACGATCAAGATTGAGTCGTCCTTATCCTCATTGTTAGCTGTCGCAACATTTGCTGTGACGTATAGATCAAGACCCGCAACGTTTCCACGGATTGAGTCTGGGCGAACTGAACCACCCGCATTGCTTGGCTGGCTCGCCATGTAAATCGGTCTCCCCGACTCGTTTAGTGTCATCACATTTGCCCATTGCGACGTATTCATGATGATGTTGCGAGCAAACCCGTTTGTGTTTGCATAAACTGATGCTGCACCGCGAGAAACAAAACCAAGCAGCTCAGCAGCTGTTGGGTATGTTGCAAGTCCTGTGCCGTCAAGTGTTGCGCCAGTTGCAATTGCTGTGTGCACTGCTGTGTCTGTCGCCTTTGCATAAGCTGCTGCCATGTTTGACAATAGCTCGTTAAAAAATAGCGGTGATGTGCGGTCAAGTAGCTCGACGCTAAATGTCTGCTGTCCTGCGTACTTTGCAACGTTAACTGTTACAAATGCAGCGTTTTGATCTGTTTCGCTTGGTGCAATGCCTTCTGCTGTTGCAGCTACTGTTGGCATCACTGTGATTTTTGGAATTTCAAAAGACATGCCAGCGTCAGGCAAGACTCCACGACTGATCGCATCAATGCTGCTTCTCGTGGTGTTAGCCAACCCATTTATTACGTCTGTGAGCTGTCTCGTGGGCACCAAACCCGCATTGTCTGTTGTGTCATCTGCTGCTGCAACATAGTTGCGTGCTTCTTGATCGCCCATTGATGCGCGGATTGTGTTTTCCAAATACTTTGCAGCTGTGAACTCTAGGCGTGGCTTTGATGTCCAACCACCCACTGCTGGCTTTGCATTTGCTGTTACTGACTGTGCGGCTTCTACCGTTTCGACGGCTTCCGCTGGTGTAACGGTTTGTTCCACTTCGTCGTCCTTTTCTGTTGGTGTTGCATCTGGCTCAATTGTTGAGTCAGAAATCTCCTCGTCGCCCTCAGTAGCTGCGACCTCAGCGACTCGCGCTGATCTAATTGCTGGCTCTGACGTTAAAGCAACGCCAGTCATTTCGCCCTTGATAATGCGTACTGTGCCGTCCTTCAAGGTTTCATACTCGTCAAAATAAACCTCGACGCTAAAACCGTCGCGC